CCCATCCCCCCCCCCAGACTCTCCCCGGGGGGGGGGGGGTGTAAAGGCATTCGTCGGCGTCCCCATTCAAGGTGGTTTTTATGGGGATCGGGGCGGTGGCGGTCGACCGCTCGACACCCGACAACGTGCTGTTGAGGCGTAATCAAAGCGTCGTATTCGGAAACGGTCAAGCTAAAACGGTGTTGAGTTTAACTTAACACGCGAACCGCGCGATTGTGCATTGTATCCCGTGGTTTAGTCGCCAACGCTAACCGAAACACAACGATTGAGTTAGCCGGCTTCGGAAGCGGTTTCGACCAAACTCAACGCAAACTCAACAGTAAGGGCCAAACCGGCGCGCTGTTGAGTTTTATTCAACAGCAAGCGGCGTCTTCACAATCTCGTCGCTATACTGCAAAAAACGGTTGACGAGCGGCCGCGGGCGGGTCGAAGCTCCCGGCCAGGCGCTTCCGCTGTAAACGCAGATTGGTCGCATGGCTTTCCCGACGCCCGCCGAAAGATAAGTACGGACCGTCCGAACGGCGGTCCCAGCCTCCCCCGAAACACTCTCTCGCCAATTACCGGATCGGACCCGGCGCCATGCTCTGCGCGCAACGCTCGGACTTTGCCTGATGGACGGCGAATTACCGCTCGCGCCGGTCGCACCGTTGCCGTTGCTGGTGCCGCGCTTGCAGCTTCCCGGCGAGCGGACGCGCACGTCGCTCGGTCTACCAACGGGCCTTTCGCAAGATGATTGGATCGCCTGCGGCCGAGTGCTCGCAGAAGTCGAAGGCGCAATTCAGTGGTGGATCGGCGACTGGTGGGCCTTCGGCGAGCACACTTACGGCGACCGCAAGGCGATCGTCGACCGCGAAGACTGGCGCGGGCCGGCGTTCCAGACGTGCGCCAATGCCGCGAGCGTATGCATAGCGTTTGAAACTTCCCGCCGGCGGGAACTTGTTTCCTTCTCGCACCACGCCGAGGTCGCCGGCTTACCGGTTGCCGACGCCGATTTCTGGCTCGACCGCGCCGAGCGCGAGGATTGGTCACGCAATCAACTGCGCGCCGCGATAAAGCAAGGCGCAGCCTTCCAGCGGACTCGCGATGTCGAGTTTAACGCCGCGGCGCTCGGAAAGTTTTGCGTGATCTATGCCGACCCGCCGTGGCGCTACGAGAACCCGCCGATGGGCGGCTCGAACCGCGCGATCGAAAATCATTATCCGACAATGGAGCTTGACGCGATCTGCGCTATGCCGGTCGTCGATGCGGCGCACGACAACTGCGTTTTGTTTCTCTGGGCGACGTCGCCGAAGCTCTATGAGTGCATGAAAGTGCTTGATGCCTGGGGCTTCACCTACCGCACCGATATGGTCTGGGTGAAAGACCAGATCGGCATGGGCTACCACGTACGCGGCCGGCATGAGTCACTGCTTATCGCGAAGCGCGGCGAGCTCCCGCCGCCAGCGGCGGAAGATCGGCCAGACTCAGTTATAGAGGCACCGCGGCTCGATCACAGTGCGAAGCCACCGACCTTTTACGAAATCATCGACCGTATGTATCCCGGCGTCCGGAAACTCGAAATTTTCGGACGGACTGCGCTGGAGCGTCCGGATTGGGTTTGTTGGGGAAATCAAGTGCCGGATGCGGCGGAATGACTGTGCACGATTTCAAAACTAGCCTCGCGGAATCGCACGCTTACGCAGAGGCGCCGTGGTGGGAAGATGTCTATAAGCGAGCATTTCCAGCCGTGCGGTCAATGGTAAGTGTCCGCGATGACGGTTGGGCACAACGCGGCGGTATTGACCGGCTTATAACTCTCGCTTGCGGCAGAACAATTTGCGTCGATGAGAAAGTGCGAAAAGAGGACTGGCCGGATATTTTACTCGAAAGGTGGTCGGATGAAGCACGACAGATTCCCGGCTGGATACAAAAGCCTTTAGCTTGCGAGTTTATCGCCTATGCCCTCGTTCCGAGCCAGAGATGCTATCTTTTACCAACGCTGACTTTGCAGGCCGCATGGCGCCAGTGCGGTCGGACATGGTGCGATAAATATAAACCAATTCGCGCTCGTAATAACGGATATGTGACGCTTTCAGTCGCGGTCCCGACCGATATTGTGCTTTCCGCAGTCGGTCGCGCAATGTGCGTTAATTGGAGTGCGGCATTTCCAATGCCAGCGACTCGCCAACCTCCACAGGTCGCCGCGGTGCCGTCGCTGACCGCACGACGTCCGCAACAACTCGATTTATTACTTCAAGTGTCGCGCCTCCCGCGCACTAGCCTTAGTCTCGATTGAACGCCGGTGTCCGCGCAGCCGCCCGCGCCGCTCGTCCCCCCCGCGCTCGATCTGCGCGACTTCCGCTGGATGCGGCTCGATCTCATTGCGCTATTCAATAGCGACTTTAACTCGCTCGCCGACGACGCCGCGTGGCGCGCTGGCGTGACACTGTGGGGCCGCGCGTGGCATCAGGTGCCGGCCGGCTCACTGCCGGACGACGACGCGCTGCTCTGCAACCTCGCCGGCTTCGGCCGCGATCTTAAAAAATGGGCGAAAATCCGCTCTGCGGCGCTGCACGGTTTTGTGCGCTGCGCTGACGGTCGGCTCTATCACCGATTTTTGTGCGCGATGGCCGAAGCGGCGGCCGGCGAGCGCGCGAAATTCGCCCAGCGGAAGGCCGCGGATCGCGAGCGAAAACAACGCGCTAAACCTTCCGGCGGAATTCCGCGGAATTCCACGGTGAAGGGAGCGGAGACTAAGTATCGCAAGAGTAGATCATCTAACGCTGAGTCTGCCGCTGCGCGCGACGGCGAGGCAAATTTGAATTTGGGGAGCAATACGAGGGGGCGGCTGACGCCGCCTAAAGCACCAGGGCTTCGGACCAACATCAAGGAGCAACTGCGCCAGAAGCTCATGCGGTACTGCAATGAGCGGATGGCGGACGCCGAGCGGTCGACCGCAATCGCTGGTCTCATGGGCGACGACGCCGAGCACGGCGCGCAATGGTGGCTGGATCATCTCGACCGGAAGCGCAAGCTCGAGGGTTGGGACGACACTCGCGAATGGAAACGCCGCAACCTGGGACGAGCGGCGTGATTTCGATCGGCGCCGCGCTGACCCGCATCGGCTTGGCCGAAGGCACGCCAGCCGCCGGATTGCCGTGGGCTGACGGCGATCCGTGGCGCGCTGTTTATGACAAATGCGAGAGCCCGATCGAGCGCCTCATGTGTTTGGGCATTCACGGCTTTCTCGGATATGAGGCGCGGGATGGGCTGTTCCGCGGCGCACGGTCTCTGCCGGAGGATCGCCGCGCCGGCGCGCTCGTCTACGGGCAGCACAGCGTCGGCAATTATCGCGCTGATTTTCTCGTCGTCGGTTTCGTCCGCGGTGAGAAGCCGATCAAGATTATCGTCGAGTGCGACGGGCGGAAATTCCACAATCCTGCACTCGACGCCGAACGTGACGAGCTTATCCGCTCGGCCTTCGGAATTGAGACGGTCCGCTTTACCGGCTACGAGATTCATCGCCGGCTGCCGGACGTCATTGGCCGCATACCGGCTCGCATGGGTCGGCGCTATAGCTGGACGATCGCGGCCGAATACGGTTTCGCGCCACTGACGGAAATGGTCGACGCTCTCGAAGACGGCGAGTCGGTGCGCTCGCCGGTCGACGATCCGACATTTGAGGGCGACGACGGCGGCAACTACCGATGGGCGGACACGCTATGACCGACGACGCACAGCGCGAGGGTCGCGAGCTCGTCAATCGGTGGGCGCGATCGAAGGGCTATGCCGACCTCGACGCTTACGCCGCGGCCGAGCGCGTGCATTGGTCGGTGCTTTATCGCAAGTGCAGCGACGAGCTCTTGCAGAATGCCGCAGTGGCGCGGCGGGCACAGTCGCCGGGAGCGGCGCTCGGCGTCACTGCGAAAGAATACACGCCGACGCCGGAGGCACTCGCCGCCGGCCGGCGCGCGCTCGGTCTCGAAACAACACAACAGCAAACCACACAACAGGAGGTAACCAGTGAGTGAACACGTTGGATTGATCGACGCCGAAGCACTGAGCCGGTACGCCAACCGGATTCTCTCACTGCGCAGCGACCGCAAGGCGATCAACGACGACATGGGCGAAGTCTTCGCCGAGGCGAAGGAAGCCGGCTTCGTGCCGGCGATGATCCGCGGCGCGGTCCGCGAAATGGAGATGGACGCCGAAGCGCGCGCGACGTTCTTCGCGACGCAAGCCGCATACCGGCGCGCGCTCGGTCTCCTGGCCGACACGCCGCTCGGCGCGGCCGCGGTCGAGCGTGCCACGGCACCGGCACCGGCACCGAAGCCGACGCCGTTCGCCGAGCAGCCGATCGGCCGGCGCCGCGGCCGACCGCGCAAGGATGCGAGCGCCGAGACCGCCGGCGCCGTCAGCGTCGACGACGCGCTTTCGCGAGCTCGCCGACATCTGGGCACCGCCGAGCCGGCGGGCGCCGCATGAGCTCGACGTCGACCGCCGTTGCGACGCAGCCGCCGGTGCCGCTCGAATTGCGGACGCACGAGGGCACCGTCGTCGCGCGGCTGACGATCCTCGATCACATGCTGCGGCCCTCTTTCGTCGCGATAGCCGGCCGATCGTTCTTTTGGGAGGATGAGCTCGCGGCGTTTGTCGAGCTTCCGCCGTGAGAGCGCCGGCATTCCGTCTCGGTGATCTGCCGGCGCCGGCGCCGCGCTTCCGGCTGACGCCGGAGATTGCCCTCGAGCAAGACATCCATGAGTGCTGCGCCGCGGCGCTCGACCGGCTCTTGATGCCGCCGGCGCTGTGGTTCTGCTATCCGGCCGGCGCGGTCCAGTTGAGCGCGCCGCAGTGGGCGCGTTACAGCCGCATGGGCCTCAAGCGCGGTCTGCCGGATTTGTGGTTTCTGTATCGCGGCGTCTATTGCGTCGAGCTCAAGCGCGAAGGCGGTCGACTGTCGCGCACGCGGATCGCGCGGACGCGCCGCGGCAGTCCGCGCGTGCTCGTCGGCCAGGAGGACGTCTTTCCGGCGCTGCTCGCGTCCGGCGCCGTGCTCGACATCGCAATCGCGCACAACGTCGACGAAATGCTCGACCGGCTCGACGCTTGGGGCATTCCGCTGCGGAGGCACCGCCGATGAACGGACACGACGCGCACGCCGTCACCGCGATGGTCGAGCAGATCAAGCCGGTGCTCGCCGGCCGACAGGCGCCGCTGCAGGGCGCCGCGCTCGCCGACTGTCTCGCGATCTGGCTCGCCGGTCATTACGTCGAGGGCGACATCGACGCGACGCGCGCGCTGCGCGCCGAGCTCCTGGCGCTGCACTGCCAGAGCGTGCGGCAACTCGTCGAGATCAACGCCCGCCTGATGGGCACGACGCTTTCGGTGCCGGCATGAATACCTACCTCGCGCAGCACGGCGAGATCGAGCCGCCGGTGATCGACGGCACGGCATACCGCCCGTTCTGGCGGCGCCGGACGCGGATCGAGCAGCTATTCGGCGACGGCGCGATCCGGATCATCGACTATCGCGCCGCGCTCGTTTACCGCGGCCTGGCCGAAGCGGTCGCCGGCGAAGCGCGCGCAGCTATGCGGACCGAGCCGAGCGACGCCTCCGGCTCGCGCGACGGCTCGAGGGTGCGTCATGCCGGCGCGGCGCAACGGCTGATGCTGGTACGCCAGCAGATCGGCGGCTTCGCGGCGCGGCTTTGCGATCAGGTGATTATCGCCGACCTGCCGTGGGCCGAGCTCGGCCGGCGCTACCACGTCGACCCAAAGACGGCGCGGGCGTGGGCGATCACCGCGATTGCCGCGCTGCCGCCGGTCATGTTCGCGAGCCGGCCATGAACGCCGCCGATCGCGCGCGCCGGACGCTCGTCAACGAGCATGGGCTCCTGGCCGAGACCGCCGAGCTCGCGGTCAAGGTCGTGCTCGACGAGCTCGTGCATCCGGACGCGACAATGATCGCCGCCGGTGCCGCTGAGCTCGCGACGCCGAGCTCGAAGCCGACGCCCTATTACCGCGAGCTCGCCGGCGTCGTCTGGCGCGCGATGCTGTACCGGGTCGACCGATGATGGCGCTTTTGCCGATCGCCTTCGGCGCCGGAATGATCGTCGGCGTTCTGCTGTGGAGACTGACGCAATGATCGTCGAAATCCTATTCGTCGTTTGCATGTTCCTATGGTTCCTGACGAACCTCCCGGTGCCGCAAGCCGCGCAATTCAATTGGGCCGGCAACTGGCTGGCGTTTATCGCCGTGCTGCTGCTCGGCGTTTTCATTTTCATGCCGGGGCTACGATGATCTGCAATCGCCTCCTGGGCGGCTCGATCCGCGATTGCGATTGCCGGCTGCCGCCGTGGGACCGCGAGCAGGGCGGCGGCTGGCTGCGCTGTCCGCCGGACGCGCGCGGGATCTTGGAGCCGATCGCGCCGACGCTTACCGAAACGATTGCTGAGCTTCGGACGATCGTAAGCAAAGCGGTGGCTGACGGTAGCTGGATCGACGAGCCGAAACCGACGGTCGCCGGCGTCGGTATAAGAACGCGCATAAAAAGCGCGCCTTTTGCAGAGCCCATGCTAACCGGCGAGCTCTGCCAGGACTGCGGCGCGTTCGCGATGGTGCGGACCGGGACGTGCTTGACCTGTCAGGTCTGCGGCTCGACGAGCGGGGGGTGCTCGTGAAGGCGGCTGACGGCGGCGAGCATTACCGGCAAGCGGTCGCGGCGCGCGCCGACGAGATCGCCGAAGCGCGCGCGGCGCTCGACGCCAAGTTTCGGCTCAACCGCGATGGCATCGAGACCGGCTATCGCAAAAGATCATTCGATAGTTGGGAGGGATACCGTGCCGACGATCGACGATTACGCAAAGCAAGCCGCGACCGAAACGCGCCGTTGGTACGGACGAGTCGGCGGCTTTAACGCCGAATCGCAGGCGGCGCCGATGCCGCTCGAAGATTGGTATCGGCAGCATTGGGCGAGCTTTCCGGCGACGTCGCCGGACGGCGGCAAGATCATCGACAATGAATTACCGGACTTGCTCGATGGCTGAGATCGAGCCGCTCGCGCCCGCACCGTGGACTTACCAAACGACCGCTATCGGCGCGGATCACGGCAGAGGGCACGTTTACATCGTCGATGCAAACGGGCGCCGCATTGCAAGCCTATGGGGCCCGAGCGCGACGAAGATGGCAACGGCTGCATTGATCCTCGATGCGCGCAACGGAATGACGGGTGATGGCTGAGATCGAGATCGAGCTCGCCGAGATGCGCCGCGCGATCGGCGCCGCGCGGTTCGCGCTCGCGCATTGGCGCGAACGGCTCGACCTGTGGGAATGGGCGTGGTGGCACCTTGACGAGTTTCCGGTCTGGCTGCTGCCGGTCGTCTTCGCCGCGGCGCCGGTCTTCGCTGCCATGCTGCGCCGGCGCATCGCATATGGCGAACGATTGATCGCCGAAGCCGAGCGGCGCACGCGCGCCGTCTGAATCCCGAGGCTGCGCGTTATCGGGGGATTCCGCAGCCGCCGAGCCGTCGACGCCCGAACGGCGGGAGCTTCGGGCTACTTCAAACGCCAGACGCAAAAGCGGCTCAAGAGGCTTTCCCTGTCCCTTGAGCCGCCTGCCGCGACCCCTCTTCGCTGGCGCTTCCGAGGGTCCGCACTTTCGCCGCCCGAATATAGTCGAGGCGCGGTGTTCCTGCAATGTTTCACATGAAACACCTTGACTCCGACTTCCCGATGCAGGTACGGAAAAAGCCATCATCCACGCATTGTTTTTCTGCGCTGGCTGATGACCTCCGCAAATGCCGAGAAATTCAACAACGCACCGCAACGGTGCCGCTGCTCTTTCCGCTGCCGATCGGCCGACAAGGCGCCGCCGCAAGCCGGCGCCGATCGTCTGGCCGGCCGATGCTGTCGAGCGTCGGCCGCTCGCGAGCCTCATTCCCTATGCGCGCAACGCGCGGACGCATTCGGACGGACAAGTCGCGGCGATCGCGGCGTCGATCCGCGAATGGGGCTGGACGATGCCGCTCTTGATCGACGAGAGCGACGAGCTCATTGCCGGTCACGGTCGCGTGCTCGCCGCCGAGCTTTTGAAATTGACCGACGTGCCGGTGATGATCGCGCGGGGTTGGTCGGCCGCGAAAATCCGCGCTTACCGGATCGCCGACAACAAGCTCGCGCTGCTCTCGGGGTGGGACGACGAATTGCTCGGTCTCGAATTCGCCGATCTGCGCGACCTCGGTGTCGATCTCGAATTGACCGGCTTCACCGTCGCCGAGCTCGACCAGCTATGGGCCGACGAGAACGACCCCAACCGCGAATGGGAGGGGATGCCGGAATTCGTGCAGCAATCGCGCATGGCGTTTCGCTCGATCATCGTGCACTTGGCGGGGCCGGAAGACGTCGAGAAATTCGCGAAGCTCGTCAAACAGCCGGTCGGCGAAAAGACGCGCTGGATCTGGTACCCGCCGCAGCCGCGCGCGCAGCACGAAAACAAGCAATTCGTCACCGGCGAGGCCGCGGAGTGAATCCGCAGTTTCCGATCTACATTCCGTCAAAAGGCCGCGCCGATAGCCGGATGACGATGCGCGCGCTCGACGCGATGCGCGTGCCCTACCGCGTGATCGTCGAGCCGGACGAGCTCGAAGCCTATGCCGCGGTGATCGACCGCCGGCGACTGCTCGTGCTCGATCCGGCTTACAAACGCGATTACGACGCTTGCATGGAGCTCGCGCCGGATCAAAGCACCGGCAGCGGACCGGCGCGCAACTTCGCGTGGGATCACGCGCTCGCCGCAGGGCACGACCGGCATTGGGTCGTCGACGACAATATCCGGCTGTTCTACCGGCTCAACCGCAACACGCGCACCCCGGTCGCAGACGGCACGATTTTCAAGATCATGGAAGACTTCGCGCTGCGGTACAAAAACGTCGCGCTCGCCGGTCCGAATTACATATTTTTCGCGAAGCTCAAACAAAAGCTCAACCCGATCATTCTCAACACCCGGCTTTATTCCTGCATTTTGATCCGCAACGATCTGCCGTTTCGCTGGCGCGGCCGATACAACGAGGACGTCGAGCTCTCGCTCCGCGTGCTCAAAGCCGGTTGGTGCACCGTCCAGTTCAACGCCTTTCTGCAGGGCAAAGCGCGGACGCAGACGATGACCGGCGGCAACACCGACGCTTTCTATGCCGCCGAAGGCACGCTGCCGAAGTCGCAAATGCTCGCGCGGCTGCACGGTGACGTGACGCGCGTCGTGTGGAAGTTCGGTCGCTGGCATCACTCGGTCGACTACACGCCGTTTCGCCGCAACAGGCTCGTGCGCCGCGATGATGTCGAGATCGCCGCCGGCGTCGACGACTACGGGATGCGGATCATCCCTCGAGATGTTGCCGCATGACCGGCTTTTACACGACGACGGCATGGCGCCGGCTTCGCAAGCGTGCATTAGAGCGCGACGGGTACCGCTGCGTCGTCTGCCGGCGCGACATTTCCGGTCGCGGCGACGCGCGCGTCGACCACATCAAACCGCTCCGCACCGCGCCGCACCTGGCGCTCAACCTCGATAATCTGCGCTCACTGTGCGCCAACCACGATAATCAGTCGCACCGCGAAAAGGGCACCGGCGCCGCTCTGCGCGACGAGCGATTTATCATCACCGGCTGCGACGCGGACGGCTCGCCGATCGACCTGGGGCACCATTGGCACCAGACTTGACCCCCGGTTCGCGTTTCGCTTTTGCGCGTGCAAATGCTGGCACCGGTTGCCGGGGGCCCCTCCCGCAAAAAAAGAGCCGCCCCCCCGTCACATGATAACCGGCCGGAAGCCCAAGCCGACGCACCTCAAGCTCATTACCGGCAATCCCGGCGGGCGAAAGCTCAATCGAGCAGAGCCTCGGCCGGGACCGCTGCTGCCGGATGCACCGGCCGAGCTCAGCAAGGACGGTCTGACCGAATGGAAGCGCGTCGCGCGTCGGCTCCTGGCAGCCGGTATGCTGACGGCGATCGACCGCGGCGTGCTCGCGGCTTACTGCCAAGCATACGGTCGATGGGTTCTAGCCGAGCGTATCCTTGCCGAGCTCGCACGGCGCAATCCCGGCACCGGAGGATTGCTCATCAAGACGAGCAACGGCAACACGATCCAGAACCCGATCGTCGGCACTGCCAACAAGGCGATGTCGGACATGGTGCGCTATGCCGCCGAGCTCGGCATGACGCCATCGGCGCGCAGTCGCGTCCGGCTCGACGACGAGCACGACGACGACCCGGCAGGGTTTTTTGATCGCTGACGCAGCGACGCGCTATGCTCGATCGGTATTAGCCGGCAAGACGGTCGCCGGTCCGCTTGTCCGCGCGGCGTGCAAGCGACACCTGGCCGACCTCGAAAGCGGTCCGGATCGCGGTCTCTTTTGGGACGTCCGCGAGTGCCGTCGCGTCATCAAGTTTTTCGCGACGGTGCTGCGGTTGCCGGACGGCGATCGGGCGGGGCAACCGTTCAAGCTCGAAGCATGGCAAGCGTTTGTCGCCGGAAGCCTATTCGGCTGGCGGCGCGGCAAAGACGGACCGCGGCGTTATCGGACCGGGTACGTCGAGACCGGCAAGGGCAGCGGTAAGTCGCCGCTCGGTGCCGGCTTCGGGCTTTATATGCTGACGGCCGATGGCGAACGCGGCGCCGAGTGTTACGCCGCGGCGGTGACGCGCGATCAAGCCCAGATCCCGTTTCGTGACGCGGTTCGCATGGTCGAGCGGTCGCCGGCGCTGACGCGGCGACTGCAAAAGTCCGGCGAACGCGCCGTGTTTAATCTCGCGTATCTCGACGCGGCGAGCTTTTTCCGGCCGGTCTCGTCGGAAGGCCGCGGGCTCGACGGGAAGCGGGTGCACTTCGCCTTGATCGACGAGGTGCACGAGCATCCGACCGATGTCGTGATCGAGAAAATCACCGCCGGCGTAAAGGGTCGGCGGCAACCGCTGATCCTCGAAATCACCAATAGCGGCGTCGACCGCGGCTCGATCTGCTTCCAGCATCACGAATACACCGAGCGCGTCGTCACGGGCCAGGTCGTCGACGACGAGTGGTTTGGCTATGTCTGCGCGCTCGACGAGGGCGACGAGCCGCTCGACGACGAGCGGTGTTGGAAGAAAGCCAACCCGTCGCTCGGCGTCACAATCCAACCGGAATATCTGCGGAAGCAAGTCCGCGAAGCGAAGGGGATGCCGGCGAAGGCGTCGCTCGTCCGGCGGCTGAATTTCTGTCAGTGGGTCGACGCGGCGAACCCGGCGATCGACGGCGCGCTGTGGCGCGCGTGCGAGGCCGAATTCGACGAGGACGCGCTCGCTGGGCTCGAAGTCGTCGGCGGTCTCGATCTCAGCGGCACGCGCGACTTGACCGCGCTGGCGCGGGTCTATGAGCCGGATCACGCCGGCATCGTGCACGCGGTCGTCGAGTTTTGGACGCCGGCCGATACGCTCGGCGAGCGGTCGAGCCGCGATCGCGTGCCCTATGCACTGTGGGTCGCCGGCGGTCATGTGACGGCGACGCCGGGTCGCGCGGTCGATTACGCTTTCGTCGCGCAGCGGATCAGCGAATTGCAAGCCGAGCGCAGCCTAAACCGGATCGCCTACGACCCATATCGGATTAAGTACCTTGAGCGCGACATTGACGAGCTCGGCCTCGATGTCGAGCTCGTCCCGCACGGTCAAGGATATGCGCGCTCGGCCGACAGCGGCTTGTGGATGCCGCGCTCGGTTGAGCTTCTCGAAGAATTGATCGGCAAGGGCAAGCTGCGCGTCCGGAAGAATCCGGCGCTGACCTATGCCGCGGCGTCGGCGGTGCACATCGCCGACCCGAAAGCCAACCGGATTTACGACAAGCGGCGCAGCACCGGCCGGATCGACGGGATGGTCGCGCTCGCGATGGCGATCGGCGCCTCGACCGGCGAGGGGCCGCAGATCGCGAACGTGTCGGCATTGGTCGGGTGATACAGCGATGAACGGCATTCGGATCAAGACTGTCGCGGCGCCGCCACCGGGTGACGATCCGCTCGAATTCATCATGTCGGACGGCAGCGTCGACCGCATGGGCGACGTGATCGAGCCGGACGGCTGGCTGCTCGACAACTTCCGCAAAAATCCGATCGCGCTGTTCGGTCACGACTCGCGCTTTCCGATCGGCAGATGGCTCGACGTCGGGGTCCGCGACGGCGAGCTCCGCGGCCGGCTCGATCTCTTGACGCCGGTGTCGGACCGGATGCGCGAATTGCACGCTGCCGTGTCCGGCGGAGTGCTGCGCGCGGTGTCGGTCGGTTTTCACCCGAGCGCACCGGACAAGATCGAGCCGCTCGAGGGCTCGCAAATCGGCGGTCTGCATTTCCTAGAGCAAGAGCTCGTCGAGTGCTCTCTCGTCACGGTGCCAGCCAACCCGAACGCGCTCGCGGTCGCGAAGGCGCTCGGCATTTCCGCAGAGGGGCAGCGATTGATCTTCGGCGTGTCGGCCGATGACGATCGAGCGCGGCAATCTCGCGGGTCCATCGGCGTGCCAGCCGGAAACCTCATCCGAAAGCATCAACCGATGAACCAGCTAAGCGAACGGATTCAAGCCGCGCAAATCGAAGTCAACACAATGCGCGACGAGCTCGGCGGCCTCATTGCTGCCGACGACTTCACCAAATCGAACGAGCTCACCGAGCGGATCGAGGCCGCGCTCGCGAAGATCGCTGCAATGGAACGCGCCGAGCGCGCACTCGGCAACAGCACCGAGCAGCCGATCGTCGTGCCGGCGTCGCGAACCACGGTCATTCCGCCAGGAGGCAACCAGCGGACCGACCGGCCAGTGTGGGCGCAACCGCAGCCGCAGCGCGAAGTCGAGCCCGGTTATCTCTTTATCCGTCACTGCGTCGTGACCGCGCTCGCGCACATTACGAAAAAGCCGGTCGACGCGATCCTCGCCGAGCGGTACGGGCACTATGCCGATTTCGCGACGACGAGAGAGATTCACGAGTGGTTTACGCGCGCCGCGTCGGCGCCGGCGACGCTGACGACGACCGGATGGGCCGCGGAACTCGCCGCAATCCAATACGGCGAATTTTTCGACGCGCTCATGCCGGCGAGCATCTTCCGTCCGCTATCGGCCAAGGGTTTCCGGGCGTCGCTCGGCCGGTTCGCGCAACTGTCAATGCCGACGCGCTCGTCGACGCCGGCGGTCGCCGGCTCATTCGTCGGCGAGGGCGCCCCGATCCCGGTCCGCCAGGCCGCATTTACGCCGGTGACGATCGGTCTCAAAAAGATGGCGATCATCTGCTCGTACACCCGCGAGCTTGCCGAGCACTCGACGCCGCAGATCGAGCAACTACTCCGGCAACTGATTACCGAGGACACCGAGGTCGCGGTCGACACGATCTTGATCGACGCCAATCCGGCGACCGCGATCCGGCCGGCGGGGCTCCGCAACGGCGTCGCCGGTCTGACGCCGACCGCCGGCGGCGGCTTTGCCGCGCTCGTCGCCGACGTGAAGCAACTGATTGCGGTCCTCTCGGCCGCGAACGCGCTTCGGGTGCCGGTCTGGATCATGAACCCGCAGCAAGCGGTTTCGATCTCGCTGACGATGAACGCCGGCGGTTTCTTCCCGTTCAAGGCCGAGATCGACAGCGGGATGCTGCAGGGTTATCCGGTCATCGAGTCGAATACGGTTCCGCTCGGCACCGTGATCCTGATGAACGCCGACGATTTCATGTCGGTGACGGGTGACGATCCGCGGTTTGACGTCAGCGACCAAGCGACGTTGCACTTCGAGGATACGACGCCGTTGCAAATCGGCACCCCTGGCACGCCGCCGACCGTCGCGGCGCCGGTCCGCAATCTGTTCCAGACCGACAGCCTCGCGCTCCGCATGGTCTTGCCGATGAATTGGGCGATGCGCCGCACCGGCGTCGTCGCCTGGATTGCGGCCGTCACTTGGTAGCCAGACGGTACACGTGGCGCATTCCGGCGCTGTGGCGGCGCCGGATCGTCACCAAACAGGAGTCCGCTGATGACCGAGGAAGAATACCGCGCGGAACAAGCCGCGCGGCAGACCTTGACCGACCAGACGCTCAAGGTGACGAGCAGCGTGCCGACACCGACACAGGAAGAGCTCGACATGACTCGGCTCGGCCTGATGCACCCCGACGACATGGCCGACCCAAATAATCTGGAAATGCCGTCGCTGCGATTGCAGCAAGCCTTTATTGAGAACGCGATCGAGACCGCGCATGTGCCGGACCGGCCGACACCGGCACCGTCCGCGCCGGTCAATGTCACGGTGCCGTATGTCGCCGGCGCCGGCACGGTCGGCGCGACGCTCTCGTGCACGATGGGCACCTGGGAAGGCGAGCCGACGAGCTACGCCTATTCGTGGCTGAGCGATGGCGTCGAGCTCGGCAAAACCGGCGACACCTACGAAATCGCGGCGAGCGACGCCGGCCACAGCTTGACGTGCATCGTCACCGCGACAAACGCCGGCGGCTCGACCGCGGCACCGCCGTCGAATGCGGTCGCGGTCAACGCCGGCACGCGGCAGACCGGCGCTCGCCGGTAAACGCCCCGTGGCGCCGCCGGCGACCGCTCTCGCACGAGTATCAGCCGCGGTCGGCCGAGTGCTGCGGCCGCGCGTCAAACAGCAGATCGGCGACGGTTTCCTGTTGCCGCTCGGCGGCGGCATCATTCCGACAAGCTGGCCGTGGAACTTCTGGCAGTTGGGTTACAACCCGCTGCCGGCGAGCGGCGGCGCGATCGTGCACTCGTGCATCGCGGCTTACGCGCAGACGACCGCCATGTGCCCCGGCACTCACTGGCGATCGACCGGCGACGGCGGTCGCGAGCGGGTGAAGAATTCGGCGCTGTCGCGCATTCTGAAACGGCCGAACAGCTACCAGTCGATTTCCGACTTTTTGCTCAATCTGACCGGCTCGCTTTACGACGACGGCAACGCTTACGCGCTCGCGCTTCGCAACAACCGCTTTGAAGTCGTCGAGCTTCACCTGATGGATTCGCGCATATCGGCGCCGCGGATCGCCGGTGGCAGCGGCGAGATTTATTACCACCTGGCCGGCAATCCGGTCATCGACAACGCGATCCCAAAGGAAATGCTCGGCGCGGTGCCGGCGCGCGACGTCTTGCACGTTCGGCTTGACACCTACCGCAACCGCTATCGCCCGCTGATTGGCGAGCCGCCGCTCACCGCGGCGATGATCGACGTCGCGGCGTCGAACCAGATGGTGCAGCAGGCGCTTACCTTCGCCGCCAACCAAGGCCGCCCGTCCGGCGTGCTCTCGACCGATCAACAACTGACCGACGCGCAGCTAAAGGCGTCGCGCGCGTCGTGGGACGAGCAGACCAAGGGCGCGAACGTCGGCGGCACGCCGATCTTGACCTGGGGCATGAAATGGACTCAGGCGCAAACGACGAGCCGTGACGCGCAGCTTGCCGAAATACTGCAAATCACCGATGGGCGCGTCGCCTCGGCGTACCGCGTGCCGCTCGAATTGTTGAGCATCTTCGGCCAGCAAGGGCCGCAGTCATCAGTCGAAAATCTCATGCGGTTCTGGATCGCGTCAGGGCTCGGCTTTTGCCTCAATCACATCGAAGAGGCGATCGGCCGGTTCTTCGGGCTCGACGGCTGGCCGGACGAATACCTAGAGCTCGACACTGCCGCCCTCGAGCGCAGCAACATGAAGGACCGGATCGACGCGCTCGCGCGCGGCGTGCAGGGCGGCATCTTCGCGCCGAACGAAGCGCGACGGCTCGAAGACTTGCCGGCAGCCGAAGACGGCGACGAGCCGCGCGTGCAGCAACAGGTCGTGCCGCTGTCCTACGGCGCGAAACAGCAGCCGGACCCGGTAACACCGCCGGCAACGCCACCGGCGCCGGTGCCGCCGGCCGAAGACGACGGAAACGAGCCAAATGCAAACCAGCTTGCCGACCGGATTATCCGAGCCGCCCGCCGCGCTGCATGACGGCTGGACGGACGCTCTCGGCCGAGTGCTCGCCGACGAGCGCCGCGAGTGGCAGCGCGAGCGCGAATTCACCGCGGCCGAGCACCGCCGCGTCGTCGCCGAGCTCAACGGGCAACTGGCGCAGATCAAGCTAGAGCTCTTCGAGCTCGTCGCCGCGAAGCTCGACGGTCTGCGCTCCGGCGAACCGGGGCCTAGCGGCGCGGAAGGCTCGCCAGGACCGGCCGGCGAGCGCGGTGCAGAAGGCGCCGAAGGGCCGCAAGGCGTCGCCGGCGAGGCCGGCCCGAGCGGCATTCGCGGGGAACCCGGACCGGCCGGCGAGCCGGGACCGCCGGGGCCCAAGGGCGAGGACGGCGCCGAAGGGCCGCAAGGCGCCGCAGGGGAGCGCGGCGAGCGTGGCGAAACGGGACCAGGCGGTATAGAGGGGCCGACCGGCAAAGAGGGGCCTCCTGGGCCTCCTGGCGCGTTTCCTGCGGTCTGCGAATTCGTCGCCGGCGCGGTGCATTACGAGCGCCAGGTCGTCGCGCACGACGGCTCGACCTATTGCGCGAAGCGCGACACCGCGGCGACGCCGCCGTCTGACGATTGGGTCTTGCTCGCGCGGTGCGGCGCGGCCGGCCCGCCGGGGCTCGACGCGCCGATCGGCGAAGTCTGCGGGCTCTACCAGCCGACGCGCGTTTACCGAAAGTTCGATCTTGTTTCAATGAACGGCTCGGAGTGGCGCGCGAAGCGCGAGGATCCCGGTCCGCTGCCGGGTGACGGCTGGGCGCTGTCGGGACAAGTCGGCGGTCGCGGCAAGCCGGGTGAGCGTGGCGAACGCGGTCCGGCCGGCCCGCCGGGGCCGACAATCGCCGATTGGGCGATCGACGAATATCGCGCGGTGCCGATTATGAGCGACGGCACGCTCGGCGCGGTGCTCGACATTCGCGGCTTTTTCGAGCTTTACCACGGCGAGACCGGCCGGCGATGAAACCGCTTTACACGACGATCGCGACGCCGGAACCCGTGCACGCGCTCGTCACGCTCGCCGATGTCCGCGAGCAACTCCGGATCAAGCCGAACGACACCGCAAACGATCCGTGGCTCTCCAAATTGATCGAGCGCATGTCGCGGCAAGCCGAACGCTACTGCAACCGGGTTTTCGTGCCGCAAGGCTACGTCGACAACTTCCGCGGCGGCTGCACGACCGCGCAGAGCGAGCCGCTCGTGCTGTCACAGGCGCCGGTCGATCCGACGACCGTCGTCGTCACCGTCGACGGCACCGTGCTCGATCCGACCGTCGATTTCGGCGTCGATCAATTCGCCGGTCTGGTTTACCGGATCGTCGAGCCGATGCAGTGGTCGAGCGCCGGCGCGATCGTCGTGCAATACACCGCCGGTTATGACCCGGTGCCGGACGACATTCAGCAAGCGGTGCTCGATCTCTGCACGATGGGCAATAGCGGGCGCGGCCGCGATCCGATGCTGCGCGCGGCCGAAACGCCGGGGATGGGGCGGCAAGAGTATTGGGTCGGTGGAATGCCAGGGGGCGATCCGCTGCCGCAGGACATCGCCGGAATGCTCAACCCCTACCGGCGTGGCATCATCGGATGACGCCGCCGGTCTTCACCGTCAAAACCGACGATCGCCGCCTTGTGCTGCAATTCGAGCGGTTGCCGCTGACGCTCAAGACCAACCTCACGACGACGATCACCACGTTGACGGACCAGCTACGGCTGCGGGTGCGCGCCGCCGAGCCACGCCGCACCGGCCGGCTGCAACTCGAAACGCGGTCATTCGTCGACGTCAGCGAAACCGCGGTGCGCGGTCGTGTCCGCGTGCTCGGTCCGAGCGGCGCCGGTCCGAACATCGCCGCCGCGGCGCTCGAATACGGCGCGCACCAGCGTTTTCAGGTGCGGGCGTACCAGCGCGCCGGCGGCTCGATCGCCGTTAGCGCGTACACGCGCCGCGCCAACATCGCCGCGCGCCGGTTCCTGCGCGGACCGGCCGAAGCGATGCACGCGCGCATCCTGGCCGAGCTCACCGCCGCGGTCGATCAATCGGTCAAGGACGCGAGCCAGTGATCCGCGAAATCATCGTCGGCGCGCTGTTCGATCTGCTCAACTCGCCGCCGCTCGTGTTCAATTTCACCGCCGACACGGCAGAGGGCGATGTCACGCTCGCCAACGTCAGCGACACGAGCGGGCTCATGGTCGGAATGCCGGTCGTCGGCGACGGGCTCGCCGGCGACACGACGATCGCGACCCTCGATCCGAGCGTGACGGTATCGCTGCCGGCAATCGGCGACCGCACCGGCTCGGCAATGACGCAGGGCTTCCAGACGGTCGAGCGCCGCCTCGCCGACCCGAACGCCGAACAGGACATGCCGGCGCTCTACCTTGTCGAGACGCTCGAAATTCACCCCGACCGCGGCTCGACTTCGGCGGCAATGATCGAGCTTCACTGCGAAGCCTGGATTTTCACCAAAGCCGGCGCCGACCAGAACGCTATTCCGGCGGCGACGATCAACACGTTGATCGATGGCATCGAGGCGGTGCTTTACCCGACGCCTCGCGGCTTTCAACAGAACCTCGGTCTGCGCGGCGTCATGTTCTGCCGGATCGAAGGCGAAGTGCAAAAAGACCCCGGTCACAACGGGCGGATTGCCGGCGCGATCGTGCCGTTGCGGATCGTCGTCGCGCAAGGTGAACAAACGCAGCCAATGACCTAGCGAGAAGGGAAATCAGCCATGCAAACACCGCGCGCCGCCCCCGTCCCCGGCACCTTCGACATCTTCGCGGCCGACAAGATCAACGCGGCGGTGAAATTTACCGGCAGCAACGCCAAGGGGCCGCAGATCGTAATGAATCTCGTCAATGTCATGTTTCGGCCGAACAACCCGATCGGCGTCATTCAAGACGAGTGGGGACAACTGCACATTACCGGCGAAGTGCTCGCCGACGCGACCGGCAGTTTCGGCACGATTACCCACCCCGACACCGGCATGATTTCGCCGTTGACCGACCTCTATTACGTCGGCAAGGGCAACGTCGAAATTCAGCTAATCGGCGACATCACTTATCGCCATATCGGCAATGTGCCGACGTTTGAATTCGTGCCGGCGGTGACGACGCTGCCGCATTACTCGTCGATGGTCGGCGTGCGGGTGAAAGACGACGAGATCATTCACGAGAAGGCCGCGAGCCTCAACATCGTCATGGACGAGTGGAGTTACGACAACATGAAAATCGCCTTTCTCGGCCTCGACAGCACAATCGGCACGCTGTCGTCGGCCGGCACGGTCGCGGCGAAATAGCCGATGGTCTCGCTCGTCGACGTCATGCCGCAGACGCGCACCGTCAAGGTCGCCGGCGGCGAGCTCGTCCTGCACGGACTCAGTCTGCGGCAGATCGGCGAGCTCTTTTTACAGTTTCCGATGCTCCGCAATCTGTTCACAGAGGGCGCACCGGAGCTCAACGTCATCGAGCTCGCGATGGCGCCGGAGGCGATCGCGACCGTGATCGCGTGCACTGCGGACCAGCCGGACGCCGCCGAGCACGTCGCGACGAGCGGTGCGCTGACGCTCGACGAGGTGATCGACTGCCTGACGGCGATCCGCGACATCACGTTTCCGCGGGGTGTCGCCCCTTTATTGGCAAGGCTGACGATGCTCGCCGGCGAGCTCGTCGCCGGCCTGCCTGGGAGGGATCAGGCTATGAGTGCGCCGCCGGCGCCGAACGGCTCATTGCCGCAGGGCATGACCCAAAGAGCGTGATGGATTACACGCCGCGGCAATTGCAAGCGTTCCTGTTTCTCGCAGATCGGCGGCGCCGGCGAGAGCTCCGCGAAGAGCTCGACATGAACCGGCACGCCACGCACGCGAACGAACAGGCGATGCGCGCTTATCAGCGCAATTTGGAGAATTAACCGATGGCACTGTCGTCGACCGCTTCCAACTTGGCGATCACGATCGGCGTCGATACCGGCAAGCTCAAGGCCGATTTAGACAAGGCGACGGTCGTTCTGCAGGATTGGCAAAAGCAACTGCGAGCGGCGACGATCGAGGCGCAAAAAACCGGCCAGTGGGACCGTCAGCAACAGGTCGCACGCGGCGCGCAAGAGGCGACGGTGCGCGTCTTCCGGCTGCGCCAGGAGCTTACCGCGCTTACCAAAGCACAGGTCGAAGTCGGCCGACCGCTGACCGCCCTCGGCGAGCGGTTGCGCGTGGTCGGCAGCCAAGCCGGCGGTGCGGCCGATTCCGTCGCCGAGATCGCCGGCGCGTTTAGAAGTCTGCGCGGCGGCATCGTCGCCGCCGGGGTCTACGAAGGATTCAAAAAGATCACCGATGTTATCGGCGATGCTGTCGACAAGGTTACGACGCTGCAACGCATGTCGAAAGCGACGGTGTTTAGCACCGAGACGTTGCAAGGTATTCAAACGGCGTTGGCGCGCACGAATGTCGATCCGAACGAAGTCGGACCGCTTGCGTACCGGCTCAGCCGATCGCTAGAGCAGGCGCGGCGCGAGCGCGAGCTTGCCGGCCAAACTCTCGGCGGCACGACGGTCTTAAAGGGTGGCGGTGGCGCGGCATTCGTCGGCCCTGGCGGTGGCGCCGCTCTCGGTCCTCCGGACACGCGCTCGCTCGCCGAGCGGTTTCCGGAGGACGTCGCGCGCGGCGCCGTGCCGCTGCAGGGCTATCGCGGCCCGAACGTCCGCGGCGGCGAGGCGCCGATACCAGGCACCGTGACGGGAGTCGGCGTCGAAATTTTGCGCGGCAATGCACCGCCGAGTGTCGTCGCCGGTGCGCCGACCATCTTGAAAGGCGGCACGGCAACCGCGCCGGCGCAGATCAAGAGCATGTCCGACGCTTATGCGGCGCTCAATTACGACGCGACGAAATTCACCGGCACGGTCGAAAGCCAGCAGCAATATATCGACGCAATCACCGCCGGTTTAAAGCGATGGCGCGATGCTGGTCGTGTCGAATATGCCGACGAGATCGCCGTGCAAATTATGGGGAAATCTTACAAAGAGATCGCCGGCGCGCTCGACTTGATGTCGACAAAGGGCGGCGGTCTCAAGGCGTTAAACGACCAGCAGCGCGCCGCTCGGTCGCTCGTTACGGATGAAGCGAAAGGCGCGGCGGACGCCATACGAGAGGCGACAGTCGCAAAGCGCGAGACGGTGGAAGGCGCTCAGCTTGACGCTCTTGTCAAAGGTGCGCCGGCGGCGGTGAAGGGAATCGACGAACTTGCGATCGGGATCAAAGAGGCGCGCGACGCCGCGACCGACTTGAACCGGGTTTTCGACGAAGGCATCCCGGCATCGGCGTCGCGCGTCGCCGGCGAAGTCGAAAAGTCGTTTGATCCGCTGAAACCGTATTTCAAGGCGCTCGGCGACGACATCGCGAACGAGTGGAACCGGAGCATGGACTTGCTCAAAAAACCGGGCGCGCTGCCCGGTCCGGCGCTCGTTCCGACGCCATATGCGAGCGGCGGGTGGGTCCGCGGCGCCGGCACCGGCACCAGCGACAGCATTCCGGCGCGGCTCTCCAATGGCGAATTCGTCGTCAACGCGACGTCGGTCCGCCGGCTCGGCGTCGGCTTTCTCTCGGCGATCAACAGCTTTGCATCCGGCGGCTTTGTCGGCGTGCCGCCGCTGCGGTTCGCGTCCGGCGGGCTCGCATCGTCAGCGGACGGCGGCGCCGGTCGCGCGGCGGTGCATCTGCATATCGGCTCGCAGTCGTTTCCGCTCAGCGGCGCGAGCCATGTCGTCGACGCGCTCGTCAGCGAAGCGAACCGGCAACAGACACGCTCGGCCGGCGTCAAACCGTCGTGGTTCGCGGGGCGCCCGAACGCCTGATGATCGGCCTTCCGTACACCGCCCTTCGCATCACTTTCGATCTGTCGACCGCACCCGGCATCAATCCGTATTCGGCGCGCGCTCTGCACGGCACGCTGAGCCCGATCGAGGCCGGCCAGGGGCTCGACAAGCTCGCGCGCAACGTCAACGGCGGCTTGATCGACATCAGCGCGCCGCAATTCCGCAAATACCGCCTCGAAGTCCGCGGCAACGATCAGGCGCCGCCGGCGCTCGACGGGCTTTGGGTCGGAATGCTCGTCAACGTCAATTCGCTGGTCGAGCTCGGCTATCAGACGGCAGACGGCACGCCGACGCGCAGTCCGGTCGCCGGCAGCGTCCGCGTCGAGGGCGATTTCACCTACTACTGCCCGCAATTCAGGATGCGCGTCGTGCACTGGCATCAAGAGCGCGACGAGTGGGACGCCGCGGTCGCGTGGTCCCTCGAGCTCGAAGAGGACTGATTGCCCGGTCCCTGGTGCTTTGCATGGGCGGGCGGCACGATCGCGGAACAGGTGACACTCGTCACCAACGGCTCGACGCACGGCGCGCGACTCGACCGCGTGACGATCGTCGGCGATGTCGTCGCCGGCGAGTTTCAACTCCGCAACATGGCGAGCGCGCAAGGGCTCGAAACCGGCGCGCTTTACGAGCTCGCCGGCCCCGGTCTGCCGGCCGGCGTCTTTTTCGTCTTCGACGATAGCGTGCTCGCCGGCTTGCCGAGCTCGCTCAATCTCAGCGCGGCCGCGACCGACACCCTGACGAGCGCGACATACGAAGCGACCAAATCGACGGTCGTCGGCACGGTCGGCGGCACGCTGACGCAGGGCAGCAACGCAGTCGATCTGACCGGCGTCACGCTCGACGCCGGCACTTACGGGATCTTCGGCACCGGCATCGGCGAAACCAACGTGCCGATCGGCACGACGACCGGCACGACGTACACGACCGGCGGCGGGATAATGACCGTCAGCGCGGCTTACATGACCTATGACGGCGGCGGCACCGGGTATATGCACATACTCGCCGCGACGCCGCATACGCACTTGGCGATCGACCAATTCGGCTTCGAGACCTCGATCACGACTTACACGGTCGCCGAGCAGGACGTGCGATCGTTCGCCGGCGGCTTTTATCCGCTGCAACTTTCCGGCTTTCCAACCGGCGACGCCTATAGCGTGACCGGCATCCCGAGCGCCGCGCTCGCGAGCCTCACGCCGGGGCTTGTCTATGGCGTCAGCGGCAACAGCATCCAAACGAGCTCGACCTTTGTCGCGCCCTCGATCGGCGCGACGGCGATCACGCTCGACCAGTTCGCGACCGACACGGTGCTCAATGCGATTTTGACGATCACCGGGCCGCGGACGCAGAACGCGCCATTTGATCCGGCGGTGCACAACCGTTTCGACGAAGAGGTGATCCGCGTCGAGATCGACCACCAGGAAGGCAGCTTCGCGACGCTGACGATCGAGCTCCGCAACCCGTTCGTCGGACTGCTCGCGACCGGCCGGAACCTGTGGTGCTGGCTCTCGTGGGATCAAGCGTGGACGCCGGAAGGCGGCGCCGCTGCGGACCTCGTGCCGCTGTTCAACGGGCGCCTGGTCGGCGTGCCGCGCCTCATGGCCGGCGAGCTCGTGCAGTTGGAATTCCTCGCGCGACCGGACGATTTGAACGTGCAAAAGCTCGCCCTCGCCAACGAGCTCGCGGTGCTGCCCTATTACGATCCGATCTGGCTCGCGCAGGCTGCCGTCAACCCCGACACGGTGCTCGAAACCTACACCGCGCTATGGCACATCGACCGCAAGACGCTCGCGGTGACGGCGAGCGACATACTGCAGGGCGAAGACGGCGCGGTCGCGATCGGCCAGGATCAAGCGATTTACGACCGCTTTAGCCTCGCCTACGGTCAACCGCCACTCGTCGAAACGACGATCACCGGCACCGTCGCATGGATGCAGCAAGCCGAGGGAAAGATCGACGTAACGCAGCGAATCGTCAGCGCGTTTTACGATTCCGGCAGCGCGTACAACCACACGTTTCCGCGTAACACGTTCAATTCCGGCGGCGGCGGCCTGATCTCGTGCCTCTGCGGCGACGGTCTGAAATCGGATTGGCCGAAACCGGGCACGAGCATCGGCGGCGGCTATTCGCTCTCGACGCAGAACGACGCCGCCGGTTATCCGCTTTGCTACATCCTCGACGCGGTGGCGCCGAATGGTCCCTACAAGCAAATGTATTACAACGTCGTCTATGCCGGCGGGCAGTCAGTGCCGAGCCAAGCCGGCGCGTCGACCGATCAAAGCAACGTCGCGGTGTATCTGCACCCGTTCGGGATGCTGTCGGTCGCTTTCCCGCTGAACGTCTACAAAATCCGGATGACGCTTGAATTCAAAGCGAACCGGCGGCGCACCGAGACAGCGACCGCGGTCCTCACCGCCGGCGTACAGCGGCAGCTTTCCGACTCCGGTGAAAACGACCGCGAGACCATCAGCCTGAGCTCGCAATTTGTCGACCAGGCGGTCGACCCCGGTGGCGCGATTCCGATCGGCGATGCCGCGTCGCGCAGCTACTTCCAGACGCCGCGTGGCGCGCTGTCGTTTGAAAATATCCTGCTCATGGGCCGCGCGAAGATGCGAGCTCGCGCGCGTAGCGTCGACGTGACATTCGCGGTCGATTGGCGCACCGCGCTCGCAATTACGCTGCGGCATAGCGTGACGCTGACCGATTACCGGCTCCCCGGCGGCACCGCGACCGGCAAGGTGAAATCGTACAAGCTCACCGCCAGCGATACGATGCTCGGTGAATTCACGATCGGCTGCACGATCGGCACCGGCGACGGCTCGGAAGCGCAACCCGGCGTGCCGGTCTATGTCGACGACGGCTACGTCGCTCCCGGCTATGAGGCGATCGCCGGCGCGCAGTCGGCGCCGGCCGGTCTCGACGATTTCTATTACCAAAGCCTCGACGATTTCGTCATCGCCGACGACGGTCTCAATCTGACGAATCTCACCGCCGACGCCGCGGTGAACGAGTGCGTCGTGACCAATGGGCTCAAGACTGTGGTGCCGGTCCTGGCGAGCTTTCAGAACGTCGTCGTGCCGACCGCCGGCGATCCGGTCGGCGCCATGCGGTCGCTGACGACTACGGTGCTGCTCGACCTAAAGCCGCTGCAAGGCGCGGAATTCACTACGCCGTTTTATCCCGCGGTGTCGCAACTCGCGCTGCCGCGGACGATCGACCTCTCTGCCACGTCCGGAAGGTGAGCGATGTCGTTCCTCGAATATATCGTCCGACCCTATCAGTCGCCGCAGTCGCACGGCACGACGGTCATCCCGTCGACGCCTTCCGGCACGCGCGAACGCGCAACGCTGAAATGGGGCACGACCGCGACCATGCCGACGCCTGCCGCCGGCGTGAACGTCGAGTGTTGCGCCGAGACCCAGGACGAGCAAAGCCGCATCCCGATCCCGATCCGTATCTATCAACGCGGCGACCCGACAAGCGACAATTGGGTCGATGTCGAGCGGCCGCAAAAGATGACGATGAAAAAGAAAGAGCAAAACACCTGCAACGACAACTGGGATCAGGTCGATTATGTCGCGTCGGAAATCAATGCCGACCTCAACCAATGGGCCGCGGACTTCGCGCATAACGACGCCGTACAAACACCGACGAATTGCGGCTCGACTTGGACATTCAAGAATCAGTGAGCGACAAACACGGCGGTCCCTACGTTGAGTCGCCGCTCGACCGGCTGAAAGATGTCAATTTCGCGAGCGGCGATTGGGCCGTGATCGAGATCGACCAGCCGGACATTGCGTCGTATCCGTTTCCGGCTGACCCGAGCTACGGCAGCCTAAACAACGACTATGACATCGGCGAAATCATCGACGCCGCCGATCTACAAAGCAGCGTCGCGGCGGAATATCCCGCTGTCTGGTTCCCGGTCGGCGGCGGCAACAACGACCCGGTGCTCGGCCAGCTTTACGAATACAAGGAAGAATTCTACCAGATCGGCATTTCGCTCGGCGATCACCCGCCGCTCGGCTTTCTGTGGGAACCGTTCTTTGGTGGTCAAGGCTTGGTCGACGGCATTGCGATCAACCATTACAGCCACACTCACAGCGACGGCATAAGTCTCGCGATGCAAAACGGCTACAACTCGATGGTGCCGAGTGTCGGCGAGCAACTCGACATCCAAGTCGCTGCTTTCAACGCCGACCCAACGGCGGGCGGTTATTTCGACGGCGGAACCCTGCTCGGAAGCGGTGTCGTCGAGTGTATCCTCGGCAGCCTCTACGTCATCAATCAAGGTACGCCGGACGCAACGATCGCTTGCTCGGTCAACGACGGCTCTGCTTACGATTCGACCTGGGACGAAACAGATAGCTGGATGTCCACCTACAACTATCGGACGCACTCGGCGAACCTGATCCGGCAGACCTACATCCTCAGCCTCGGCGCGCTCGCCGATCAAGATTACATCTGGCAGGTAACATTTCCCCACACTGACCCGCACCTCGTCGGCTATCGCTCGACGGTCAAATACACGCGATACAAGGGGCTGCCGGTTTTCACCGCAAGCGCGACCGGCGTCACGGTCGAGGGCGACGAGCTCGTCACTCAAACGATCCAATACCCTTACGACATCGGCGCAAACGATAACGTGGAATCGGTCGACGTGTTCAAGATCACGCGCGCGCACAATTTGGAGTCGCTGGTGACGCGCGCCGAAGCCGACACCGCGGAGGCGGCGCAGTAGATGGACACTCTCGTCTTCCGCACGCTCGGACCGTGGGGACCGGGCAAGGGCGGCAATCTGTCGGCCGCGGAAGTCGACGACAATTTCTGGGCGCTCGCGCAAGCGATATTCGATCTGCAAAACGACCCGGCGACGCCGAACGGCATAGCGTCGATCGCCGTCTCGGGCACGCAGATGACGATCACGCTGCACGACGGCACCGTGCTCGGCCCGTACACGTTGCCGGTGCTCACCTTCCGCTGGCGCGGCGAGTGGCTGCCGTCGACGATTTACGAAGTGCTCGACGTGTTCACTGTGGCGAACGTCGGCATCTTTATGGTGCAGATCGGCCACACGTCCGGCACGGCATTCGATCCGGCGCTCGCGGTCGACGGTGCGCCGGCACTCTTGCAGCTATTCGGCGCGGTCGACGCGAGCCTGAGCAGCCTGCCGGACGTGCTGCTTACCAACCTGCAAGATCAAGATTTCCTGCGGTGGGTCGGCGCTGACGCGCGGTGGGAGAATGTCGCGCTCGGCAGCATGGCCTATCAATCGGCCGGCGCGGTGACGATTACCGGCGGCACGATAACCGGAATGCCGGGGCCGAGTGCCGCGAGCGATGTCGCGACCAAGGGCTATGTCGACGGCGCGATCACCGGCGGCGCTTCGGTGCCGGACGCGACAATGATGTCCAACATTTCGGGCACGACCGGGCCGGCAATCGCGCACACGCTGAGCGACTATCTCGACCACGTTCTGACGACCGGCCGCGGCACGATGCTGGTGCGCGGCGGCACCGGCTGGTCGGCGCTCGCTCCTGGCGCGAGCGGGCAATTCCTCAAGACGATGGGCGCCGGCGCCGACGTGCTGTGGGCCGCAGCACCCGGCGGCGTGACGACGATCTCGGCCGGCGCGGGGATCTCGACCGGCGGCGCCGACATCACCGGCACCGGCACGATCTCGCTCGCGACAGTCTCGGCCGGCACGATCCTCGCCAACAACACGCCATCGCCGGCGGCACCGGCGCCGAACATGCTGACCGCGCTGCTCGACGCCGCGGTCGGCAATATCCGGGGGTCCATCGCCTATCGCGGCGGCACGATCTGGACGACCCTGCAGCCGGACCCGAGCAGCGGCAAATACCTCAAGACGCAGGGACCGGGCGCCGACCCGGTATGGGATAGCCCGACCGGCGCCGGGACAGTCACCAAGGTCGACACCGGCGCCGGCCTCACCGGCGGGCCGATCACGTCGAGCGGAGTCATCCAGTTTGCGCCGACCGCCGATTCGACGCTGCTCGCGAACGTCGCGGGGAGCTCGGCCGCGCCGGCGCCGGTCACGCTGACGCAATTCCTCGATCACACGTTCGGTTCGAGCGCGCAAGGGACCGTCATCTACCGCAGCGGCAGCACCTATGCCGCGCTCGCACCCGGCAGCGCGGGGCAAGTGCTGACGACCGGCGGCGCGAGCGCGAACCCGTCATGGGCAGCCGGCGGCGGCGGCGCCGGTCCGATCGCCGATCACTACCTGCTCGCCAATCTCAGCGGCGCGACCGCGGCAGCGATCGGGCACTCGCTGTCGGACGTCCTCGATTACGACATCGGCTCGACGCGCGGCACGCTCGCGTTCCGGAGCTCGGCCGGCTGGCTCGGTCTCGCAGCCGGCACGTCCGGCCAGGTGCTCACGACCGGCGGCACGACCGCCGATCCGTCGTGGCAACCGGGCGGCGCCGGCGGTGCGATCTCGATCGGCGACACGCCGCCGGTGGCGCCGACCGCCGGCAAACCGTGGTTCGATTCCGCCGGCGGGCAACTCTATGTCTTCTATGACGACGGCTCGTCGCAGCAATGGGTGCCGGCGTCGAACCAGCCAGGAGCGCCGGGGCCGCAAGGTCCGGCCGGCGCAACCGGCGCAACCGGCGCAACCGGACCGGCGGGTCCGAATTGGCAAGTCGGCGCCGGCTTGTCGCTCAACACCGGCACGACGCCCTCGACGGTCGACGTCGCCACGCCGTATCTGCCGCTGACGGGCGGCACGCTAAGCGGCCTCCTGACGCTCTCCGGAGCGCCTACGGCGACATTGCACGCGGCGACCAAGTTCTACGTCGATACGGCAATCACGCCGCTCGCGCCGCTCGCCTCGCCGGCGCTGACCGGCAATCCGACCGCGCCCACGCCGACCGCCGGCGATAACGACACCAGCGTCGCGACGACGGCTTTTGTCACGGGCGCGATCACCACGGCGACCGCAAACTATCTGCCGCTGGCGGGCGGCACTCTCACCGGCTCGCTGACGGTCAACGGCTCGGGGAGCGCGATCGTCGGCGAAGTCGGCCTTGGCGCCGCGCCTTCCGCGAACACCGGCATCGTGCAAATCCGCGGGACATACACCACGGCGGGCGCGACTTATTTCCACATTGATGGCACCTTCTCGTCGAGCAGCACCAGCGCGAACACCGCGATCACGGTCGACAGCGTTTTCACGCCGACCGGCGCGTCGCTGACCAATGCCTACGGCATTAACGTAACAGCCTCGATCAACGCCGGGTCATTCGCGCTTGGGGGCTGGTCGACATATCAATCGCAACCGACGCTCGGCGCGGGTTTCACCGGCTCGGTCAGCAGCCTCACCCATTTTTTTGCAGCCTCGCCCAACGTGACCGGCGGCAGCATCACCAATCAGTACGGGTTCCAGTCTGCCGCCTTTTCGACAAACAACAATCTCGCAGCGGGCAGCGCCAGCAACCGAGGCTTTTTCGCCAACACGATCACCGCCGGGGCGGCGGGCGGCACGATCAGCAATTTCGGCGGCGAATTCAACGTGCCGAGCGGCGGAGCGTCCTCGGGCACCGCCAATAACCACGGCATCTACATCACCGGCAACGGCGGCACCGCCTCGGGCGGCACCGTCAACAACTACGCGATCCGCAGCGACAGCACCGCGCAAAGCCTGATCCGCGGGCCGCTGGCCGCTGGCGTTTTGACGGTATCGAAAACCGCCAATTACACGATCGTTGCGCTCGACAACGGGACGCATTTCGATAACATCGGCGCGGCGGCGAATATCACGTTGACGCTGCCGACAGCCGCCAACGGGCTCACCTTCAGCTTTGCGGTACACGCCGCGCACTCGATCATCGTCGACGCGGCCGGGACCGACATCATCGCGCTCGGCACGCTCTTGACTTCGGCCGGCGGCACCGTGACCGGCGCGACGCCTTACAGCTATGTCGAGATCGAGTGCCACGCGGCCGGCGTCTGGATCGCGACCTCTCAACTCGGCGGATGGGCGACAGCATGAAAACGCTTTACCGCGCGCTCGGCGCCGCCGGCCTCCTGGCGGCAGCGGTCGGACTCATCGCGGCGACCGCCGTCAGTCCAATCCAGACGGCGACGTGCGCCGCCGGCCAGTTTTTCAATGCGCTCGACGCGACCGGGCTCCTGGCGTGCGGCACGCCGTCCTCAGCCGCGGAGAACATTGCCTACAACGGCGCGTTTCAATTCGACCAAGTGCGAGAAGGCGCGTCGGTCGCAGTGCCGAACGGCGGCAACGGAACGCCGCTGCAAGACGGCTGGCGGCTGCAACAGTCGAGCGTCAATATCGGCGCGACGACGGTGCAGCGGTCGACCGACGCGCCGCCGGGTGCGAGCTATAGCAGTCTCGTGACGGTGACGACCGGCGTCGCGACGACCGCCGGCGACTATCTGCGCTATTTTCAGCCGGTGCCGGCCGACACGATCGCGCTGCTCGGCTATTCGAGCACCGGCGCGCAGCCGACCTATCTGTCGTGGTGGATCAAGTCGTCGCTCGGGGGCTCGTGGTCGGTGGTGTTTCGGATGCAGGCGAACACCCGAGTCCTCACCGGCTCGTGCACGACGAGCGGCGCGAACGCCTGGACGAAATGCGGCATGGCGATCCCCGGCGACACCGGCGCCGGCTGGACGATCACCGGACAGGCGAAAGCCGGTCAGATCGAATTCTGGCTTAACGCCAGCACGCAAACCGGCTCGACGCCGGGGGTGTGGAGCACCTTCGTCAGCAAGACGGTGCCGACCGGGATCACGCAAGCGAACCTGCTCGAAACCACCGGCGCGACATTTCAGATCGGCGAAGTGAAATGGGAGCTCGGCACCGTGCCGACTGCGTTCTCGGTGCCGGACTACGCCCTCGAGCTCAAGCGGCTGCAACGCTTCTACCTGAAGACGTTTCCGCAGGGCACCGCACCGGCGCAAAACGCCGGCGTGCTCGGTGCGCTGTGCACCGCGGCCGCGAGCACGACCGCCGGCACCTTCTCGAATTATTGGAGCTTTCCGGTCGAAATGTGGTCGGCGCCGACGATCACGACGTTCAACCCGTCCGCCGCGAATGCGAACTGGCGCGATGTCGGCGGCGCCTCGGATGCGGTCGTGCTGGTCGATCCTGTCACCGGCAAGAGTGCGACCGGCGTCATGCTCGGCGAGCAGACGACGGCGCCGACCGCCGCTCACAACTACTGCATCCCGGCGGTCGCCGATGCGCGGATTTGACCGATGATCGACTTCCCGAGCTCGCCGACCGTCGGCCAGATTTTCAGCCAAGGCGTGCTGTCGTGGCAGTGGGACGGCACGAAGTGGGCGGCGAGCTCGTCGACCAACAATCCGCGCTATATCGTGGCGTGCTTCGTGCCGGGGCTGATGGTCCCGAGCCAAACGCTGCTCGAATTCCGCATCAGCAAGCCGGTGACGTTTCCGGTGAACTTCGGTCTCTATCTCGGTCACACAAGCGAAGCGCGTGGCTCGGCCCCGTCAACGGCGATCACGTCGATTCTGATCCAGCGGGCGACGCAGGTGGCTCCCTCGACGTTCACGGGCGTCGGTTCGATCGTCTTCGGCCCCGGCGAGATGCTCGGCACGCTGACGACTTCCGGCGGTTTGCCGGTCAATTTCGCGCAAGGCGACACGCTCGCGATCACCGGAGCGGCGACACCGGACGCGACGTTTAAGGATTTCGCCGCGACGCTCGTCGGCTTCGAGACATGAGGTAGCAAAGCAAATGGCCGCGCTCTGGCTCGACGGCTTCGATCATTTCGGCCCCGCCGGACAGACGACGCCGAGCACGTCGTCGCTCATGCTCGCCGACTATCAGACGGCGCACGGGTCGCTCGCGATCGCGGCGCCGCTCAGCACGTCCGGAGGCTATGCGCTCGCGATCACCAACCTAGCGAATTATGGCCTCGCGAAGTCGCTGCCGGCGTCGGGGCGGCTCGTCGGCGGCTTCCGTTTTTCGAGTCCGATAGTCGCGTCGCAGTCGCCGAATTGGAGCTTCGAGCTCCAACACGCCGGCACGACGATTTGCTCGATCACCTTCGACGGACCGGCCGCAAAGCTCTCGATCCGGACCGGCATTCGCACCGGCACGATCCTCGCGACGGCGGCGGCGGCGCTGCTCGCGAACTCGATCCATTACCTCGAATGGGACATCACGTTCGGCGCCGCGTCGGCTTATCAGGTCTGGCTCGACGGCATTTCGATCATGTCCGGCACCGGCAATACCGGCAGCGGGCAGACGACCGCGGACGGCTTTGCGTTTTGGGCGAATGGCACCGGATCGAGCATCACGGTCGACGATCTCTATGTTTTCGACACGACCGGCGCCGTGAACAACGCGGTCGTGCTCACCAGCCCGGTCGTCGTCACGCAATACCCGCTCGGCGACAGCCAGAAGCAATGGACGAACGCCGGCAACGTGATCCTGCCGGCCGGTCTCGGCTCGGGGATGACCGGCGTCGGCAACACGAGCGGCGCCAACAACAGTCCCGGCGCGAACCAGCTTTGCCTTATGCGGTTCGTTCCGGCGGTCGCGTGCACGCTCAATTCGGTCGGGCTTCAAATGCTCGCGACGAGCTCTACCGCAAATTTCCGCTCGGTGCTCTACGCCGACAGCGGCGGCACGCCGGGGGCGCTCGTCGCGACTGGGACGCAAGTCACCGGCTGCACGACCGGAACGGCGAACACGCTGCCTTTCGCCGCCGGACAAGCTCTGACCGGCGGCACGGCGTACTGGCTCGGCTATATCGTCGACACCGTGGCACAGCTTGCGGTCTTCGAGGCAACGACGGTCTCGACGCTCGGCCAGCGGAAAGCGAACACCTATTCGAGCGGCGCACCGGCGACCGGCGCCGGCATGACGCTCAATCAGGTGACATGGGAAATATGGGGCAACTGCACCGGCGCCGCCGGCAACTATTCGAGCATCCTCGGCAATCCGGCGAACGGCACCGGACCGGCCGGCGATAATGCGACGATCAACGGCTCGACGGTCGGCGCCGAGGATCTTTACGGCTTCCCCGCGCTGCCGGGTCTTGTGAGCACGGTCTATGCCGTCGCGGTGAAGGCGCACGTCAAACGCAGCGACAGCGGCGCTCGGACGGTCGATCTGCACACGGTCTCGGGCGGCACCGATGGCACCGGCAGCGCGGCCGCGCAGACGCCGCCGACAAGCTATGGCTGGCAGACGTCCTATTTTGATACCGATCCGCACACCGGCGCGGCCTGGACGGCGACCGCGGTCAACACCGCGACGCACGGCCCGCGGATCGCGTCGTAATGGCTGCCACGACCGGCGTCGTCGATGTCGTCACGCGCGAGGCGCTTGTCAGCGGGCCGGGGAGTATCACCGCCGACGCGGTTGTGCGGCTCGCGCTGCTCACCAACCCCTCGGCCGCGCAAGTCGATGTCGTCGCGCGCCTGGTGCTGCTCGTGCCGCCACCGCCGGCGACACCGACGACGACCTTTCAGACCGCCGTGGTGGTCATCAACGATGCCCGATGACAAGCCGGCGATCGGCGGCATCGCCGGCGCCGTCCTGGCCTATGTCGATCGCCCCTGGAAAGTCGCCGCGGTCGTCGTGCTCGCGATCGTCGGCGTCGTCGGCGCCGCGGTATATGAGCAGCGCGACGAGCTCGTCGAGGCGTGGCTGACGCCGGCCGCGGCCGAGCTCGATACCGCCGCGGTGCCGGCCGCGCTCGAAAAGCTCGACGACGAGAGCGGCGCCGACCTCGTGCAAATTTGGGCGGTCGACCTTTCGGCGAATTCGCAACGGTTTGTCGCGGCTCGGCGGCGCGACGGGCAGCGTCCGGTGATCCCGACACCGCGGCGGCTGCCGGTCATCGTGACGACGAGCGATCTATCCGCGCTCGTGAGCGTGCTCGCCGGTCATCCGTCCTGCGTCGATCTCGAGGGACGCGATTCGCCGATCGCACGCCGACTCGCCGACCGCGGCATGGTGCGCGGCTGCGCCGTGCCTATACCGCCGAGCTCTGAGGCATTCGTCGGCGTGATCTATCTCGCATGGCACACGGCGCCGGACACCGGCACCGAGAGCGTCGCCGTCGCCGCGGCGCGAGAGATCGCCGGCAAGCTCGTCAGCCGATAAGCGGGATTCATTCCGGCAACAATACCGGATCAATCCGGGATGAATCGCCGGCATCCCGAGAAATCGCCTCCGGAGCTCCTACGGCGCGGGAAGCGTCCGCCGGTGCTGAGATAGCCGGCGCACTCGCTCCGGCGGCTCAGCGACCGCCGCTCGGCGTCGCTTGTAGGAGGTGAGCGGTCGGGCTGGCACCCGACCGCTCTTTAACGCCCGCGAACCTCTCAGAGCCAACGCGGACGCAATTCCAGTCGAGGGCACTGTATTTCAAATGAGGGACGTTTGAAATACACGGCGTTCATCCCGAAAGGTAGCGGCTTCAAGGTCGATCCAGGCTCAGGCTAGCGGGCAAATCTGCCATCGCGACGTCGAGTAGATCGGTGAGTCGGTCGATCTCGGCGAGCAGCGCGACCGCGGTCGCGAGCGCATAGGGGCTCGGCTGCATCTTCGAGGGGTCGCTCCATCTGGCTAGGTTCTCGGCGTGCTCAGCGCGGATCGCGTCGAGACTGCCGTCACCGGGAAGCCAGTCTTTTGCCTCGGCTTCGGTCATGCGTCGTCCAGCGCGCAAGCCATAGAGCAATAGACGGCGCGGCCGGTGTATTTCGTCCCGCAATGATCGCACGCGCGCGGCGGCATCGCCGGATCATAGTAGGCCGCCTGAGCCGGATCGAGACCGAGCCGTTCGGCGCCGAGGGCTTGGCCGATCTCGAAGCCGAGCGCGTTGAATTTCATTTTGCACGAGCGGCACGTCAGATTGCGGCTCGCACCGCCGCGGGGTCCGCGGAGCAGCACGCCGCCGCACTCCGGACATTGCAACCGGAGCAGCTTGCCGAGCGCGGCTTGATCCGTAATCACGGCAAGATTTCCAGATCGTCGCGGCTGCCGAAGCGCACGAGCCGGACCGGATAGCCGGTCGCGCGGCGAATCATCTCGGCGAACTCGCGTAGCGATTTCATGCGGTCCATGTCGGCGCCGACGAGCGCCATGTGGATTTCGCCAAGCTGCGCGCTCGCGACCCCCTCGCCGCCGTCCGGCTCGGTCACGATCCAAGCGTAAAGCGTCTCGATCGCTTGTCCGCGGCGCGGCTTCCAATCCGCCATCGATTCGCTCCGAATTCGGTTAGCCAATTATCAGGGTGCGCGAACGTAACTCATTGATTTAATATGCGGTCGATAAATCCGGTTAGCACCGCTAAAGGATTGAAATGTCATGTTTTCCGGAATTCTCCCCGAAGTCCGGAGCGTGATTCCGAGCGTTGATTCATAACGGTTTTTCCGGCTCATTGGCTACCCGGTTCGCGGTTAGCCAGTTTCTCGTTCTGTTCACGTTCCGCCTCCCGCTCTCGCTCGGCGTCCGAAAGCGCGGCAGCCTCGGCGTCCTCCACTACCTTTATCAAGTCGGGCTCGACCGGGATGATGAATTTGTGCTGCACCACGGTAGGACGCTGTTTGACAAAGCCGCGCGTCGTCTCGACCACCCATCGAAGCCGGCCCAGCGCGATCTGGTTCGAGATCACGATGTTGACGGTCGGGACCGCGATGTTGAGGTGCTTGGCGACGGCGCCGCGCGTCGGGAACGGCGTGCGGGTGCGGTGCAGCTTGACGATAAAGGTCAGGAGCCGCGCCGCCGCCTCGGGTGGACGCTGCATCTGCTTGCATTGGCTCAACCACTCGACCACTCGTTGGGTTTCGGCGTCGTGCACTTCGGGGAGTACGATACGAAACTCGGTCATTCGGCAGCCTCCCGCGCGTCGAGCGCCGCGAGCGTCTTCTCGATCTCGGCCGCGCGCTCGCGGCAATGCTCGGTGAGCCGGTCCATCACGGCGACCGGCGGCACGAAATCGCCAGCCGCCCACCGCTGCATCGTCCGGAGATTGATTCCGAGAGCTTCGGCAAGATCGCGGTGCCAGTGCCGCCCGTAAAGAGCTTCGCCGGTGCGGACCAAGAGCGCGAGCCGCTCGGCCGGCGCGATCGTGTCCGCGGTCATTTGCTCGGCGCCCGCGCTTCGGCAAGACACAGCATCAGAACATCGTGCCGTTGCTTGTCATACCATCCGAGAGAGTCGCGCGGCGCCACTAGCTGATTGCCGCTCTCGGCGAACACGCGACCGCAGTCCGAATGCGCCAGAAATGCAATGTCCGGCCAATAGAGAACGACGAAGCCGGCGGCGAGTCCGGCGATACAGACAAGCGGCCAGCGCGGTAGGCGCCGGCGCAGCTTGCCGGTCGACGCTTGTGGCGCCGGCTCGGCGGTGGTGCTCGGCGCGCTCGGCGCCGAGAGCTTTTGTCCGATGCCGGTCATCGGCCGACCCTCCGCGCCGCGAACGCGGCGACCTTCTCGGCTGCGCTTTCGGACAAGAGCCGCGTGTTTCTCGCTTTCGTGTAGAGCGCGACCATCTTCTCGTCCTTGTCGCCGATCCACTCCATGATCTCGTGCGTCGAGGCGCCGGCGTGCGAGAGCCGCACCGCGCACGACTTCCGCAGACCATGCGCGCGGATCGAATCCGGCAAGCCGGCCTCCCGGCACCACGTCACGAAAGCGTCGCCGAGCCCGTCGACCGAATAGTCCCGGCCGGTCACGGTGCACAGGAAAGCGCGTTGACCGCGGACCGGCGCCGTCGCGAGCGCGGCGAGCAAGTCCGGATCGCGCAACGGCTGCGTTACCGTCGTTCCGAATTTCCGCGTCTTGAACGGCATGATTTCAAACGACTTGCCGTCCGCGCTCAAATGCTGCCGGCCGAGCTTGCACAAGTCGCTGATCCGCAGTCCGGTCGCATAGGCGATTTCGAGCGCGAGCCGTGCCGTCGTGCCGAGCGCGTGCCGCTGGCGGTATTGCTCGATATGCGCGTCGGTCCAGAACTCGCGGCCGAGCGGGTTGTCGGACAACCGCTTGTCGATGCCGGCGGTCGGATCGTCTTCGCGAAGCTCGATCTCGATCGCCTCCGCGATCACTTTGCGAAACGTGACGAGCAGCATGTTATAGGCGCCGTCATTCGCGGTCTGCGCGAGCAAGTCGACGATATGCCGGCGGCGCAACACCGCAACCGACCCCTTGCCGATCTTGTCGCGCAGGAATGTCAGCGTCGGGCCGTAGTTTCGCCGCGTCCTCGGACTGAGCTTTTGCCAATCGCGCGAGGCGATCATGCGCGCGATCATCGCGTTGACCGAGCCGGCTTCGCTGCGGCCGACGCCGAGCTTGCCGGTTGCCGGCTCGGCACCGCCGAGCGCCGCGTGATATTGCTTTTGCCAATCGAGACCGCCGATCGGCCGCGCCGTCAGCGCGATCCGTTTGCCGTCGCGGCGGAAATACGACCGCTCGCGGCCATGCCGGTCCTCGTAGTTGTGAACAAAGCGGACGTTGACTTGCATGTGGCGTTCCTTGCCAATCGGGCTCAGCGCCGTGCCGAGCCGCGTACTCTTATGTCGTGATTTGCGACAGTTTGTCAATGTCGCCTCCTGGCCGAACGCCGGACCATCTCGTCGAGCTCGCGCTCGGCTTTGTCGGCGTCAATGCTGCTCGGCGCCGGCTCGCCGGGGATGATGACGACGCCCTCGGTGCCGATCTCGACGCGCGCGATCGAAACGCCGGCGGCACGCAACGCCTTCAGCGCGCGCTCGACGTCATGTTGCCGGAAGCGGAGCGGACCGCGCGACATGGGCTAGTCGGTCTCCCCGCGGCGCCACAGCGCGAGCATCGCCGCAATCGCGAGCTCGCGACCCTCGTTGGTCAAATCGTCGAGCATCAAGCCGACCGCACGCGACAGCGCGGTAAGCGTCTGCGGCCGATCGAGCAGCAACGTCCCGCGCGCGTAATCGACGAGCGCACGCGCCTCGGCCGCGCGTCCGGTGATCTCAGCCATCGAACATTCTCGCGAGCTCGCCGCCGAGCTCGGCGCCGGCGGCGCCGGCGGCTTCGCGTAACAGCCGGATCATGCCCTTGTAGTCGCGTACGACGTCGAGCATCCGACCCTGCAAGTCGCCGGCCCGTGTCACCGCCATAATCATCACGACTTCGCGCCGCTTCGGATCGTTTCGCGGTTCCGGCCGAGCGTCGCCGCGGTCGAATTCCTCGCGCGACATCACTGATGTCCATGCCTCCGACATGACGCAATAAGCGTCGATGTTTGAATCGGTAGTGAGCCGGTCGCGGATCGTCGCGAGCGCGATCGCGCGCTCGAATTTGCTTCGCCACGGCGTAATGTGCACTTCGAAGGCGCCGGCACTCGGGAAGAGCATCCACGTCGGCCAGAGCCCGCCTTTGGTGTCGACCAGTCGGTCGCTCGCAACTTGTTCGGCGATCGAGATCAGCGTCGCCGGATCATTGAGCGTCGGCGCCATGCTTTCCCTCCTGCGCGGCGATCCGATCGAGCAAGAGCGAGCCGGTCCGGCTCGCGACGATTTCGCCGTTTTCGATGATCCGCCATTGCCCGTCGCCCCAGAACGACGGCGCAACGACCGCGATCGCGCGCGTCGTGCCGAAGCGGACGACCATTGCCTCGCCGTGTTCGGTGGCTTGCTGCTCGGCAAAGCGCATCAATGCCGGATCGCGCCACGCATTCGGCCGCACCGGATCGACCCAAACCTGTATTACGACGAGCTCGTGGCGCTCGCCGGTCTCGGAACTGGTGATTGCGATCAAGTCCGGCATGATGTCGACGACATAGCCGGCGCGGTCCGGACGCGCGCCGGTACCCTCGCCGACCAGCCAGCGGCAATTCCAGACGGCACAGGCGGCCGGGAAGCCGGCTCCGCGGTACACGCCGCAACCCTTATGGCTTTGATGCCGGCAGCGCGTATTCGCCGGCTTGCCGAGCTCCGGCACCGGCAGCAGCTTGCAGCAGAGCGTGCAGCCGCCGCATTTGCGCGCGGTCATGCCGCGGCTGCCTGTCGCTCGATCGGCGCCGTGACGCCGGCGCCGAGCGCGCGTGCGACATCGGCCGGTCCCTCGATCCAATACGTTCGGCCGAGACCGGCAACTGCGAGGTCCGGCGCTTGCTCGCGCCGCGCCAGCGTCATGCACACGATCGCCGGCACGCCGGCGGTCCGGAGAAGCTCGAAGAGGTCGGCTCGGCCAGGACCGTCGAGAATATCGGCGGCGTCGATCAGAACGAGTGCCGAGCCGTCGAGTTTCGCCATTGCGACTTGCAGAATCACGCGGACGCGGAATTGCTCGCTCGCCGACAAGAGCGGGTATCGGCGACCGCCATAGGCGAGCTCAAGCTCGGTGTCGATCGTCAGCGGACGCCAGCCGGCGGCAGCGCACAGCCACGCGAGCCGCTCATTGAATAACTCGACGACGGCGCCGAGCTTGCGAGCGCGCAGACCGTCCGGCGCGAGCAGATCGAGCACGATCTCATTGCCGGCAATCCGGTCGGCGATCTCGTCGGCTCGACGCTTTGCGCGGACCTCGGCGTTATAGGATTCGGCGCGGTCGAGCGCCGCGCGCGTCGCTGCGGGGTCCACCTGGTGGTCGCTCGCCGGCGGCAGCGCGGCGAGCGCGAGACCGGCGTCGATCGCCGCCTGCAATTCGACGTCGGCGACGGACCGGGCCCGCTGCGCCACGCGCAAGACGTCCTCCCGATTGGCGATCTGACCATCGGCGGTCGCCAGTGCCATGCGGCGCTCTTTTACCTCGGCCGCGGTGAGCTTCGGCGTCGTGCCGGCGAGCTCGAGGGCGGGCGGATCGAGCAAGCTCGCGCCGCGGCGCACGACGAGCATCGTGCCGCAGGACGGACAGCCGACCTCGGCCTCGCTCTGCTCGCCGGACGGCAGCGCGCGCCGCGCCTCACGCGCCTTGGCGACTTCCGCCTCGGCGGCTGCGACCGCGGCCTCGGCGTCGACCAATGCCTTGTTGCGGTCGCCTTGCGCGCCGGCAAGCTCGGTCATCCTCTGCCGATCGGCGGCGCTCGCGGCCGACGATCCGACCGCGCGCTCGTGCTCCCTCCGCGCGGCTTCAAACACCGCGGCGAGCTCGGCCTCGGTCCGGCGCTCGTCTTCGAGCTCGCGGCGCCAGGACGCGGCGACGCGGCTGCCGTAGTTGGCGCCGGTGATCTGACGCCATTGACCCTTGAGCTCGGCACCGCGCTCGCGCCGCGCCGCAAGCGCGCCGTCCCATCCGCTGCGCTCGATCAGATCCCATACCGCGGCGGTGACGGCTTCGTCGTCGAGCTCGACGTGCTCGCCGATCGCCGCCGCAAGATCGTCGCGCGTCGGGTCTGCTTTCAGCACTTCGGCAAAGGCGCGCGTGCGCTCGGCCGGCGGCAGATCGGCGACGCTGACGATGCCGGCGGCAAAGCGCGAGGCTTCCGGCGGCTGCCGCTCGGTGCGGCGCGTGCACGCCGGCCAATCGACGCGCGCCGTTCCGGATTCGGTCTGCACCGTCGCGGCGCCCGACGCTTGCGATCCGCGCACCAACACTCCGGCGATTTGCTTCGAGACGCCGCGCAAGAGCGCCTCGCCGGTCAACACCGCGGCGATTGCCTGGGCGAATGACGTCTTGCCGGCGCCGTTCGGGCCGGCGACGAGCGCGATCGGATCGACGATCACGTCGGCGCGCTCGCAGCCGCGATAATCGCGGACCTTGCAGTCGAGTGTCATAGCGGGTCGATTCCTTCGGCTTCGGCGCGGTCGAGCCACCGCTTGATTGCCGCGCGGTCGGTCAACGATTCGACGTCGCGGCGCAGATCGTCGATTGCCGGTCCGCGCCACGCTGCGCCGGCGGCGATCCATTGCCGCAGATAGGCTCGCATCGCGGCGAGCTCGATTGCGGTCATCGGCCGGCCGCTCAGGTACGCCGTCACGGCGGGCCGCAGCACGCCGGACGTTTCGTTCTGCCAATAGCCGGTCATCGGCATCAGTCGAAATTCAGCCGACCAGCCGGCGCCGGCACGACTTCGGCCGCGGGGATACCGGACGTCGGCTGCGCTTCCGGCGCTGTCTCGCGCTCGGATGCCGGTTGCGGTCGCGGCTCCTGCTCCTGGGCGCGCTGTTCGCCGCCGGTGCTACTGTCGCCGCCCTCCGGCCTTGCCGCTCTCGGTGGGCGCCCACGGCGCGTTGGCGGGCGCTCGTCGGCCTTCGCCGGCTCCGGCAGAGCTTCGGCCGCGGCGGCACCGGCTTCGGCATGACCGACTTCGAGACCAAGAGCCTGTGCGGCGCGGACGAATGCCGGCAGCGCACCGTCGCGAGCGGCATCGCCGAGACCGGCGATCTGGTCGAGCGTCAAACTCTCGATCCGGCGCCGGTCGAGCGCGATCGCGTGCCGCGCGGCGAATTGCAGGACGTTGGCGCGCTTTTGCTGCAACACGCCGACCGCGATCGTCTCGCCCTTTTTCAGCCGGAGCATTTGCTCGCGCCACAACAGCAGAACGTCCTGCGGCACGATCGACAGAACGGCATTACGAAACGCCTTCGACTGCGCGATCGCCTGATAGTTCGGCCGCTCGTAGGGCGTGCCGTCGCGGCGGTATTCGTATCGGTCCTCGCGCCGCTCGATCTGGAGCGTGTTGCCGGCTTTGATGTCGGCGAGATCGACGACGACCGAATAAAAGTCCGGTTCCTGCGCGAGCTCCGGCACGACGGCGCAGGAGACCGACATCGGCATGTTTTCGGCCGGAAAGCTCGTGAAGGTGAAAAGCTCGCCGGTCTTCTGCGTCGACGCGACGAGCCGGTGTCGCAGACCGCGATAGTGCGCCGCCAGGTGCCGCGCGCCGACGACGCTGATGCCGGTGATCTGTTTGCCCGAAATCTCGAAATTGTAGACAAACGAGGCCGACAACGCGCCGTGCAAGAGCTCCTCGGCGACGAGCTCGTCGTCGCGCCGGTCCATGACGTGAAAAGCGTCGAGATCGAAGCCGCCGGCCATACTGCGGACCGCTTCGAGCGTCGGCGCCGACCGCGGCGAGGCAAGCGCCGGCATTGCTGATACTGCCATCATTCTTTCCCTTCTCTGCAAAATTCAGTGCCGTGCGCGGGGCAATACTTCGGCGAGCACAGCATCGACGCCGGATTTGCGAGAAACGCCCACGGATCACCCGGCAGAATGTGCCGCTCGGCGTCGCCGTAGCGGAACGTCCGCAGATCGCCGGCGATATGCCGGATGATGTTCGCCGCGGCGGTCTCGGCGTCGGCGACGCGGAGCTCGACCGACACCGGCGCCGGCTGCGGCTTCGCGACCGGCGCGCGCTGCACCCAATCAATCGCGGCCTCGTCGATGTCGAGCGCGTGCGACCGCGCCAGGAGCGCGTAGCCACCGATCTGCGGCGCGTGCGATCCGAGCCGTGCGCCGGTCTTGAGATCGCGCACCGCGCGCGGCTCGCGCGCCACGATGTCCGGCTGGCCGGAGAGCACGAGCCCCGGCGACACTTCGGCTTCGAGCCGTTCCTCGACGACGATCGGGTCGACCCGTGGTGCGACCGACCGGAAATAGGCGCGCGTCATCCGGAGAGCTTGCGCCTCGGCGTCGGCCCGATTGTGCGTCGCGCCGCGCTGCCCGTCGTACTGGATCAGAACGCCGCCGATCTGCGCGTCGAGCGCCGCTTTGGTCGCGTCGAGCGCGACCGATTCCGGCGGCAGCCGGCCGGCGTGTGCTTTCTCGGCAAAGACTGCTGCTGCCGCTGCGTGCACCGCCGTTCCAACCGCGGCGCCGATGCCGCGCAGCGTCGGCCGGAGCTTGAAGCCGGCGCCCGCGATCTCGCGCCAGAACAGCCGCGTCGCCGCGCGGCGCGGGCAATCCGGATATCCGGTCAACGCCGAGCAACGTATGATCGTCGGCTCGCTCATCGCCGGCGCCTTCGCGGTGCCGGGAGAAACTCGCGCGCTTCCGGCGGGTCGACGAGCTCGAGGGTGCCGAGCTCGACGCGGACGTCGATCCCCTCGACGTGAAAGCCGACGCTATAGCCGGCGAGCAGATGTCGATACTCGGCCGAGCCGATCACGATCCGCAGCGGCGCCGGCGGCACGAGGTGCAGCGGCGGTCGGCGGCGCGCGGTCATAGCCGGCGCAAGATCGCCGACAGCACCAGCCACCACGCGCCGACGCATAGCGCGAGCGCGGCGAGGTAGAGGGCGAGTCGGTCCCACCGTAGACGGCCGCGACGCCGGCGACAGGCGATGATCTGCATCGGCGCGGCCATGCCTAATGCGCCGCGAAGTGCGCGAGCGGCGGCTCGTCTTCCGCGAGCGGGAGCTCGTCGTTTGCCGGCGCGAACCAATCGGCGGCTCGGATCGTGCCGCCGCTCCATGCCTCGATCTTGGCAATCTTGTCGCGGCGCGGCATCGCGCCTTTGCGCCAGCCGGTGATCGCCGCGCGGTCGACGCCGATCACGCGCGCGAGGTCGGCGCCGGTCATATTGCGCGCGGCGAGTAACCTGTAAACCTTTGTAATCGCTAGATTTTTAGCGGGGGGGGGGGGGGGTTAAGGCAATACTGGGCGTACCCCATAAAGGGGGGTTTTTTTGG